ATTTCTATCACTTAAATCAATAATTTCTTCTGCCAAAACTTTTCCATCCATAGTTAATTGCACAACTATATTACTTCCATATGGTAAAATAGTTTCTCCACCATGAACAATAGCAGGAATAGCTTGATTAGGATTGCCCGGAACAATACCGCCATTTTGAAATTGAGGAGTATTATTTTGTTTATTTGCTCCACCGGACCAATCCCAATCATAACCGGCGGTACTCCATCCCATACTGCTTAAATATTCAATCCAATCATTATTACTAACTGAAAAAGTATCATTCCCGCCGCCGCCTAAATCTCCTCCACCGCCGCCGCCGCCATTACCACCGCCGCCAGTATTTAAACCGCTAGAAAAATCATCTAAATAACCAGAAGCATTATCAATAGAATATCCTACATTATCCCATGAACCAGCTAAATCATTTACACTATTTGACATATCAGCAGAAGTAGAATAAGTTAAATCTGCTAATGCTAATTCGGATTCTCCTGTTAATGCTTGCTGATTTTGTAATCTTTGATATTCATATTCAGCATCAATTAAACTAGGTTGTAAATTTCCTTTCATATCTTCTGCTAATGTAGAAGTATTAGTATCTAATTCTTGTGTAGCGGCTGTAGCAGTTCTAGTAGTATTAATATAACTATTAAAACTTGCTAAAGAATCATTTGCAGACATTGTTAAATTAGATAAATTAGTTCCAAAAGCAATAGATGATACTCCTAAATTTTCTAAACTATCACGCATACCAGTATTAGATTGTGAAATTGAATCAATCGCTAACTTTAAAGGTAACATACCGGGAACAGCCTCCGCTACTGCATTTGGAATCTTAGAAGTATATTCGCCTATTTTACTAAATACATCTATCAATGTTACTATAGCGGATGAAACAAATCCTATAGTATCACCTATAGATTTAAAAATAGTTGCTATTACTGGCATTACTGTAGTTTGCGAAAATGTTAAAAAATCAGACATAGCACCACCAGCAAGCCTAACAAAATTTACAATTCCTTCCGCAAATTTTGCAATTTCATCTTTATTTAATTTTACCCATTCTAACATTACTCCAATAGCAGGAATTAAATCAGACATAATATATTCTTTAAAAATTTCTAGCATAGGACTACCCAAAGCTACCATAAAAGTTTTTACCATATTAGAAGCTATTCCCATTTGCCCAGTAAAATTATTTAATTTAGCTTTTGCAACTTCATCAGCCGTACCGCCAGCATTTTCTAAAGATACTGTTAAATCTCTTAACGCATTGCTTCCCATGCTTAATAATGCGGCCATACCGGGACCGCCACGCAAACCAAAAATTTGCATAACTTGTCCCGTATTAACTCCCGCAACTTGTAATTGTCTAATTACTTCCGTTAAAGAAATAATTTTTCCGCCGGAAGTTGTAACATTAACTCCTAATTCTGAAAGCAATGTAGCTTCTTCTTTTGTAGGATTTAATAAAGCAGAAATTGCGGCACGCAAAGTAGTTCCCGCCATACTTCCTTGAATACCTACATTACCTAATAAACCTATTGCGGCTGATACTTCCTGAAAAGATAGGCCAGCGGTCCTAGCTAATGGCGCAACATATTTCATACCTTCACCAATATTTAAAACATTAGTATTAGTATCATTTGCAGTTTTAGCTAAAACGTCTGCAACTTTTGACATTTGACTAGCTTCAAATCCAAAGCTACGCAAGGTTGAAGATGCAATATCACTAGCTGATACTAAATCCAATGTTCCAGCGGTAGCAAGTGCTAAAGTTCCCGGTAATGCTTGCATAATTTGTTCAGCAGTAAATCCCGCTTGTCCTAATTGTGTAGCCGCATCAGCAACTTCTTTCCCAGTAAAATTTGTAGTCATACCAAGTTGCATAATAGTATCTGTTAATTTTGTCATATCAGAATCACTAGCACCAATAATAGCACCTAAAAAATCTATTGCTTGTTCAAATTCTCCCGCTTGTTTTGTAACTAAAGTTAATCCGGTAGCAAAAGCGGTTAAAGCACCTACTCCTAAAGCAACAGCAAATTTAGCAACATATGTAGTAGCAGTATATAATCCATCCCCCATTTTATTTAAACTGGAAGTAAGATTATCAGTAGATTTTGTAGTTTGATTTAAACTGTTATTAGCGTTATTAGAAAAATTTCTAATAACCGCAGAACCTTTATCATCTACTTCTAATGTGATTATTATAGCCAATTTATTATTTTCTCCTATTTCTTCCCTTTAATTTATTTTTTCTTTCTTGCGCTTTTTTTCTCATTTGTTCTTTAATTTTTTGTTGTTCTAATATTGTAGAATAAATACTTAAAAAGCATGAAGCATAAAATCTAGCTTCTGATATTTCTAATTCATAAAAATCATTAAAGAAAATTTCTAGGGAAGTTTCAAAAGGAATTAACTTATTAAATAAATTACAATACATATAATAAATATTTACTATTGATCTATCATATGTACCCAATAAACAATTTTTACAATTTAATTCTAAAGTTTCTATAGATATTTCATTATTATCAAATTGTTCTTTGCAATTATAACAATTCAAATATGGATTATGGAATGAATCTATAGTATAGTTTCGGAGTTTTTTAATAGTTCCTGATTTTGCGTAACAATCATATTTGCTAATTCACTAGATTTAATAATAATAAATTTCATAATTTTATCACAATATAAAGAAAGCATTTCTTTTGCTTCATTATTACATTCTGAATTATCATTAATAGTAATTCCTTTCCAATCTTCAATAATATATTCCCTTGTTAATTTAGCTAATTTTTCACCATCAATTTCTTTTGAACCATTCATAGTATTAATTTTAGTAGATTTTCTGGTTAATTCATTTGCCTTTTCTGGAAATAATGGCCTAACCTTAATTTGAATTTCTTCATCTTCTGGATACGCAAACCAATAACCTTTATTTTCAGAAAAACTTTCTTTCACTTTCTTTAAATCAATACCCATTTTTTAATCCCTTTCTTTTTTGTTCACCTTATTTTTTTCAGTCTGTAACTTCAAATTTTAAAATTTATGCTAACGGGTCTGTAGCGAAAGTATTAACAAAAGTTAAAGTAATTGGTCCATCATCAGAAAATCCCGCTTGCAAACTACTAGCTTTTAATCCTTTATAATTTACAGTAAATGGAATTTTCCCTAAACCATCTAAAGGCACGTTAGCATCTACAATAATTAATCTAGGAAGTTCAATAGAGAAAGAATATTTATCCGGTCCTGCTCCAATTAATAAACCTTCAAAACTAATAATCATTTCATGTTCAGTTTTAGAAAATAAATCAGTAACAAATCTAGCATCAGTATATCTAGGAAATTCTAAACTAATATTTAATTCCGGTTGTCCCGCTTGCATTGGTTCACTAATTTCATTATTTCCGGTTGCAGTATAATCACCTTCTAAGTTTCTATTAAATTCAATTTCAAATGAAGAAGGATATACCCTATCACCATCTACAGGAGCAGAACCAGCATAATCTTTTAATAAAAATTTACCAGAATTAAAAAGAATATTTCCGCATTTCATTAAATAAGTAACTGTAGCCATAGTAACAGAAGTATTAATAACAGAATCATCCTTTAAAATATTTCCAATAATATTAAAAGTAATTCTTACATAATCCCCTGCTTCACCACTAATAGTAAAGCCAGCAATTTTAAGACTAGGAATTTCGTGAACCTTTAAAATTTTATCAACAGCATAAGTAGCAAATAATCCTTGAATATTATCAGAACATTTTAAAATATGCTTATACCCATTAGTAATTAAAGTAGGTAAACCAGCAATACCTAAACATAAAGCAAATGGCAATAATAAACCTTCATATTTTAGCATAGTTTCAATATCACCTTCAGCGGTAATATTTCCTAAATCAGCACATTCAGAAAAAGAATTTCCTAAACTTTCATCTAATAAAATTTCTGGAGCAGATTCTAAACTATCCGTTAAAATATATATTCCATTGCCCGGACCTAGTGCAACAGCGGTCCCCCAAACCGTACCCTTTTTAATTCCTGCAATAATTTCCGTTCCTGTAGCTTGCCTAACCATTTTACCTTTCTCCTTTTTTTGTTGTTATTTTTTTAAAAATATTATATTAACTAATATTTTCATGTTCTTTTCCAGTAATAAAAATCCTTAACGGATTAATATTCCCATAATTTTCATCAGCAATAGGAATAAACTTTAAAGTTAAAGGCTGTAATCCTGAATTATTAATTATATCTGTTTCATTTACTAGTACCATTCTATTAAATTGAAAAATCCATTCATTGCTATATCCATCTGAAATATAATTTCCTAAAAATTTTAAAGCAGAATCACAAATTGTTCTTGAATTATATTTAGAAATAAAATCTTTTACATTATAATAATCCATAGTAATATTAAATTCAAATTTAGGTTGTCCATCTTCTATAGGCTCTAAAGATTCAAAACCATTAGAAACAAAATCATAGCTTAATCCCCTATTAAAAACTATTTCAAATGCTGATATGCCAAATTCAGTTCTTAGGATATTATATTCCCCAATTTCGCAAGTAGCCGCATTTAAAGTTAAAGGAATTAAATTATCTGATTCTAAAATTTGCGATAATGCTAAACCATCAATAACAACTTTAGTATTTATAGCAGAATCAATAATTCTATTATTTGCTATAATACTAAATTCAACTGTTATTAATTGCCCAATAGTACCACTAATTTTAAAACCATTTATTTTAACTGTTCCTAATTCATGTATGCTTGTAATTTTATCAATAGCTAATGTTAAAACTTTTTGTGCTATATTAGTATCTAATGTTATTTCCCTTTGATATATTCCAGTAGTTCCTATTTGTGATACTACTGAATTTCCCATAGCCATAGAAATTAAATATATTAAACTATTATTTTCACCATTTTTAAAATAATGTAAATATGTTGCTAGTGGTCCTAAACATTCAATATTTGATAATCTTTGTTCATATGAATATGGTAAACCACAAGATAAATCGCCTACAACTTTATCTATCTTTTCTATTGATTCAGACAAAATCATTAAATACTTATTGCAAATAACTGGACCTTGCCAATTATTTGCCCTTCCTATACCTAATGTAGTTTGATAATTTGTAAACATTTTTTTACGGATTAACGGTTGATTTTAAATATTTAACTGTTAACATCCATCTTGCATAACCTTTTTGATACATTGATAAAATACCTTCATCAGTATTAAAAGATTCATCAAATGAAACATAATAAACATAAGGTAATTCATTTAATGTTGCAGTTTTATATTTATTATTCCAAGGAGCATTTACCGTTCCATTCATAATAGCATGTTCAATAGACCATAATAATTTATCTAAATCGCTAACAGGATTTTCGTTAGGTTGACAATATATAAAAGAATTTAAAGTAATATTTAAAACTGAATCAATATTAGTTCCTGTAGTAATCAAAGTATTAGAACCACTAGAAGCAATAGAAATAGAAATAGCAGGGGATTCTTCAGAATGTAAATTATCAATATCTAAAATTCTTTCAGTAATAGTTTTAACATTAATAGGAAAACCATTAGCAACAGTAATACTACCTAATAATGATTTTATTCTATTGATTATTGCTAATCTTTTGCTTTCCGTATAAGGCATTTTACGTCCTTTTATTCATGGTTATATTTAAATAATTACTTATATTATTTTTTAATTCTAATTCTAATAAAGGTTTTCTAAATTCAACATTATCAGTTAAATATCCTACTCCCCTAAGCATAACTTGTTTCTGCAAACTAAATAAAGGTTTTATCCGTCCCCTTTTCTGAATTTGAACTAAAAATAGTCTATTCATTATTTTTAATACTTTAGTATTAGCATACTGCCTTGCCCTTCCTGTTATATTAGGAGAAACGGGAATAGTTAAAAAACTAACATTCTTAGGAGTAATAATTGTATTACCTTTTTTGTCATGTATTTCAGCATATGGAACAGACCATGAACCTATTTCAATTTTTGTTATTGCTTGTGTTTGTGTTACTTTATGTTTTATAGAATTTCTTAATCTTCCAGTTTTAACTTTTAAAAGTTTTCCTGTTAAGTCTAATTTAACTTTATTTTCAGTACCTAATGCCCATGATTCACAAGTATCTTTTATAGTCTTTCGATATGCTGCATATTCAGCGGTAGTAAATTGCGGAACATTTTTATATGTCATTTTAACATTTATCATTAACTTGCCTTAAATTTCTTCTTATAAATTTCAATAACATCTTTCATTGTTTCAGTAATATCAGAATCTTTAAAAACTAAACTACCGCCCATAAATGCTTCACTAGAAAAAGAATTTCCTTTTTTATCAAACTGTTCATATTTTTTAGAAACTAATTCAGCTATAGCCATTTTAATATCTTTAGGAACAGGATTATAACCGCATTTAAATTTAACATAAATATTCTGATAACCAAAAGAAAAAGCACTATACAATAATCTAATAATGCCACTAGCCGCATAAGTAACAAAATCAGCGGATTGAATTACAGTATCATCAATTTTTAATACTGTTATTTCAGTAACAGGATAATCGGAAAGTAATAATTCGGAAGAATTATCACCATCATAATATTGTTCTTTAGTAGCTTCTTCAATAATACGTTTAACCTTTAAAAGAAAAAAAGCATTTGCGCTATCTATAATAGCTTGTAATCTAGTATCAGCATTAGTATTACTAATGTTTGAAAATATTTTATACTCTGCTAATGTTAATAAAGCCATTTGTTTTTATCCCTTTTGTCTGTTATCTTTTATATTATCAATCTTATTATATGCTTTTTCAAATCCTTCATTCATAGATTTTTGCATATCCTTAATATCATCTTTTATATCTTTAAAAATAGCGTCTATTCCTAAATGCTTTAAATCGCATAATTCCCTAAGTTGTAAACTTTTAATTTTATCACTTAATGATTTAGTATATAAACCAAATCCTACCATAACTATTGCGAATAAAGCATTAATGATAAAATTAACAACATTGAAATTCTGCATTATTCCTATTCCTATTACGATATTGTAAAGTCTAACTGACTTTTTCTTTAAAGTTTATCAACAATCGTTAATTACTTTTTTTTATTATCTATAATAATAGGCTTTTTAGATTCATCCTGCTTTGTATCTTCTTTCTTTTCTTCCTTATCATAAATCTTAACTAAAGCAGGAAAATCATTTTTAATTCTATTAGCATCTTCTTCCGTAATATCTTTACCAATTTCATATTCAGTATTAGCATCTAAATTATACTTTGCGCTACTATAACCAAACTTTGCTTCCCATTTGAAAATCTTCATTTTTCTTTTTCCTTTACCTTTCTTTTTTTTGGTAACAAACTAAATTTTATATTCCTTGTGTCAAGTCAATTTTGACTTGACACAAGTTTATATAAAATTTAATTAAGGAGTAACATTATATGCGCCAGCAATAGCACTTTCACCATTAGGCTGTAAACGTCTAAAATCCTGCCTAACCTTGCTAACCACTACAACCTTATCCGTTTCAATACTCTTTTCAGAATCAGTAGTAATTTCCCGCCTATCACCATACAAAAATCTCTTTCTATTAACAATAGCAACAGCAGATTTAGTATTAGGACCACCAGCAGTATTAAAACCAGCGGCGGCTACATCTTCCCGCATAAATTCAGAAACGATAATAGGAATACCATCAATTTTAGCAATTTCACCAGTTAAAATTAAAGCATTAGGACCATACTTATCTAAAGTCTGAATTTCAGGAAAGTTAGTAGCATCCATAAATTTATACATAACATTAACAGAACAAACGCAAGCTAAATCAGTAGCATAAATTCCATACTTTCCAAGTTTCTTCCGCATAGAGCGGAAAGCGGCTAAATTCCAAGTTGCGCCGTCTACCCACGTGGAAGCATCTTGAATACATTGACGGAATCCATCCCATGCGCGATCAGATAATTTTGCAGAATTACCATTAACCTGAATATCATTATCGGGATGAGTACCAGTCCTAGAACCGTTACAAGTAGCATTTTCAATAGCACGCGCAATAGCTTCCACAACCTTCATTTTGCAATAATCCATAATACCAATAATAGAATCTTCATTAGTTTCTTCATTGAAAACCGTTCTAGCACCTAATTTAGAAGCATCAAAAGTAGTTTTAGTAGTACCGGGAGTAGATGCTAAAGGCATAGCGTTAGAATCACGAATATCATCAGAATTGGTATTAGAAACTAAATATCCTACCGCATCACTTCCTTCAACTGGTAAAGTATATGGATTGCTAGGCATAACAATACGTCCAAATAAAGCGGCTACCTTTAATTCTACTTTTACCTTTTCCATTAAATCGGCGGAAAACATAGTAGGAATCCATTCAGCACCCTTACCGGAAGTACCATCAATAGCCTTGCGTAATTCAGAAACAGCCTTATGATTAATAAATTTCTGGTATAACTTACTTCCCATAATAGAATCTCGCATAGAAGATTTATTAACAACAGAAAGAACAGAACCTAAAATTAATAAATCATCATTTAATTTCTGTAATTCCATCATAGAGGCATTACTAGACTTCTGTAACATAGTAAAGCGGTAAGAATCTAAATTGTTAGTTTCATCACAGCTTAAATCATTAACATCAAACTCCCCCTTCCTTAAACTTGAACCTTTATAATTAGACAAAGTATCAGCAAGAATAGTCTTTAAATTTTCAACAGTAACATAGCTACCCTTTTTAGACTTTGCTAAATTAATAGCTTCCCTAGCATCTTTCAAAGTCTTAATTAAATTATCCATCATAGCCTTATTTTCGTTTCCCATTTTAGTTATTCCTTTTTTTGTTTGCAGACGTTATTAGTTAATCGTATCTTCTACTAATGCTACCGTATCTTGTGCTAATCCTGAAATTTCATTTGCCAATTCCGATACGGAATTTTCAAAATCTTTATCAG